GAATATTAATATTTATATCAAAGGGAACTTCATTTTTTCCATATTCATAATTTTCAATATTATCATTATCAGTTCCCTTGATATATAACATTAAGTCATTATTAATTCCTTTATTTTTGTAGGAGTCATATTTAGAAATAGAACAATTATCATTAAAGGTAAGTTTTTTCTTAATTTTTTTTAATTTAACTGTCATTGGAAATTTTAATTCATCCCATTTAATAACTTCTAAGAATATTTTTTCAAGATAAATATCGTTGGCATGATTGCTTTTGAACTTGATACTCATTGTAAGATCTTTGGTCCATTCATTGAATTCATCATTTAAGAGTTTTGTTACTTCATTTTCTCTAAACTCCGCAATACATCTATTCAAATTTGCTAATCCTGAATTAACTCCACAAAGAAGAATATTCATGTATCCAACGCTTAGTGCCTTTCTTCTCACGAATCTAATAGTTGGTGCCCTAAATGGATCTTGGTTATCCCTAATAATTTTTGGAAGATCATCGTAATTACATAAAATTTCATCACTATTTTTCATGAAAATGCTAACGGGATCAAAAATTGTGTTTATATCTAATAATTCTTTATATTTAGCTATATTGTGATGTTTATTAATGAAATTATACATTTGATTTCTTGTATCGTAACTTTCATTACTGTACAAAGATTTAATGTATATTTTGTTCAACTTAATAAATTTTTCTTCAAATTTTTGAGTAAACTCATCAATCCATTTGGAATATTTTCGGATATCGATTTGTTTATTTATATCCGTTCGACGTCTAAACCACATTCTTTGAGTAGTACCAATTAATTTATTTGGTTGGGAGTAATAGAACTTATAATATTCAGAATCCTTATCACATAGGGTAACATTCTCAATTCCTCCCCAGATTTTAGCTTCTTCTTTCATCCATTCGATATCCATTAAGACATAATACATATCATTCACAAAATGATAATCATATAAATTTTCATACGTCCATGACCATATTAATGATTGATGTTCTTCAAGAGTTCTAATCGGTCTTTCTGGATTTAGAATACGTGCTACACATTCAATAAGAGGTCGTATTGGCATTCCATCATCTCTCCAATAATACGATAAAAAGCTTGGTTTACCACTAAAATAATAATTTTGACGATGTGTTTCTCCATCCATCAAATTATGGTTACGGAATATTTCAGATGAAATTTGATACCCAATTGGTTTCTTTTCTGAAGTTCCTTTCATTAATTCATACCATGGTTCGTCATATACAGGTCGTTTGTATTGTACTTCCATAACTTCCGTCTTACAAACAACGGTATCTTCAGGAGATGATTTAAAATTAAATAATGCTGCTGCAATTTTCGAAAATTTCTTTTTAAATTTAAAAGGACTCATTCCTTTTAAATCATCAAATAGTATGTAGTGGTCATCTCCATAAACACCAATCTCGAATTCATTATCTTTATAATCCATAACTCTCATTATTTCGTATATGACATTAAAATTTGTAATACTATCAATTAAGCTTGTTAAGAGAGAACCAGATGGAACTCCTCCTACTCTTTCTAATACTTGGCTGTTATCTATGATGTATGTTCCATTCATAACTTGCTCTCGAACAAATTTAATCCAATTCTGAATATAATTATGAGTATTAGCATCTTCATGATCAAATAAATAAGATATAGCACGAATGGCATTTTCAAATAAATATGAATTCACTCTTTGGTCATATTGAGACCAATCTCCAGAGAAAATGTATTTTCTTTTTTTCATATGGTATCGTAAATAATTCCACGATAACCCTGCCCGTCTTAAACCAAGCATTATAGGAGTATTTCCGAATAAGCATTCTTTATTATAAAATTTGATTCTACTCATAATTGGATACCATACTGGGTGATTTATCCATTGTTCGATGCCATCTGGTAAAGATATTACTCGACCAATTGGTTCATTATTTCTAGCTTTTTTGACGGCCTTTTCCCACTTTACTATTTTAGGACGTGACGCCATCGTCCAATTTATTTTTGGTTGAAATCCACATTCTTGGGAAACCCAATTACTATATATTATCTCGTAAGCACCAATCATAAGTGGTATACATTCGGACTTCTTTTGGAATCCAAGATTTTTAAGTATATATCCAGGATTTGCATCCATATTAATTTCAATTGTTTTCATGATTTCTTCAAGAGATTGGATTTTAATTTTTTTCAATTCCCCTGGATAGATTTTTTTAGCTAACATTTTGTAATCTAATTTAAGCATTCCATTTCTGGCTAGATCTCTGGTTTCATTATCATTTGTATTATAACTCGTTAAATAACGTATTTTGTCAACTTTTGAACCTCCACATCTTATATAATTCATAGCTTCTTTTAATTTATTTAAATTACCACCACCTATTGCTGTCATATTTTCTATAAAAAATTTGTTTAATTGATAATTTTTTTTAGTATTTTTAATTGTAATTTTATCTATATTACGATTGTGTACATCATCAACAAAGAAAACACTACAGCTCCTTATATTTATTTGTGTTAAAAATGGTTTTAATTCGAAACTACTCATGTTCAATGAGATATTAAATTCTTTTATATTATTAAATTTGAATAAATCATGTCCAACGCATTGAGAATTCTTAGATAAATAGGATAGGGCTATTTTAAGTTCTTCAGAAATATCTCCGCCCATACGATATTTCGAAATTAAAGGGCGTAAATCGCCATTAGTATTTGTTATTTCTGTTAATAATCTCTTCAAGGCTTTCTGAACCAAGAAAGGAAAGGTTATGATCATTGATCATTTGTTGAATTTCTTCTTCTAATGCTTTCGTATCAGAAGGTTCAATTCCACTTAAATGAATTTTAGTGCAGTATTGAACATAGGGATCATCTTCTTGAGTTAAAATCCATTTAGTCATATTTTCTTCAATGAAGTGATTTCTAAACATCTCATAGTCATCAAGATATTCTGATTTCCTAACTAGATCATCTAAATTGGACCATGTTGTTTCAGCTCTCTTTTTAGCCTGATTCTTTTGAGTATCCATTGATTCATAGAATTCAATACTTATTTTATTTAGATCGTAACATTTCTTTTCTAAAGCCTCTAATTTTTTTAAATTTTCTTTATATTCAGAATTATACTGTTCCTTTAATTCTTGAATTTGTTTTTTTTCATTTTTATACTTGGCTTTACCCTTATATACTGCTTCTAAAATCACTCTTGCATGATTGATATTTTTGAATTCTTCAGCATCTCTTTTCTGTTTTTCAATTCTTGTCATTTCAGAATTAATTTCTGCTTTAATTATTCGGTCATGAATGACGTTAAAGATTCTCCAAGAATATAAAGTATCATTATCTTGGCATTCAGCTTTCTGTTTTTCACTATAATCTATTAAAACCTGCCTATAAATCTCATCATCGTTAAATTTATTTATTAAGTCTTGCATTTCCGTTTCAACCTTAGTTAAGGAGGTTTTACTTACGTAGGGATTAATTAATTCACACCATTTAGACTTATCTTTAATCAAGTCTAAAATATCTAGAGAATTAACTTTGTTTGACATTTTAAATGGAGGATATAAAATATATAAAATATATAGTTTCTTATTTCAATATATATTGAATATATTTTTATACTCTATCTTATTATTTAGGTATTTATTAGATAATTTTTTTTTTTTTTAATAATTTAATTATTGTTAAAATTATTACTACTTTTTTTTAATTTTTTTTTATTTTTGTTTTTAATGTTTTATTTACTCAATGCTTATATTTATGTAGTTTTTAATTTTTTTTTTTT